TGCTAATGTTTCATCATTGTAACTCTCACTCATGAGCTCGATAGCATTCATAAGAGCCTTTTTGACTTCAGGAGTTAATGGATCAAGTTCAGAAAATCCAATCAGTGTCGCTGCCTCTTTTCCTTCTTTAGCAAATAAATCCAGTAACACTGGTGATGCCAAATCAACCAGAGCGGCTACAGAGTCCTTACGGTTTATGAGCTCAGTAGGGTCTATCGCCTTAGTTTTTGCGCTAAATGTCTTGATTATTTTTTCTAAATTGTCCAAAACTTCTTTTTTTTGTTTCGCATTAAAAGTCACAATTTTTTCAGCAAGTGATTGCTCATATGGTGTCACGCGGTTTGCAAATGCTTTGTATATTGGATCAAATTCATCATCTCCAAGCTCGGTTATATTTCCTTTCTTTTTTACATTGTTGACTGCCTTGGTAATTTTTTTTATTTCCTTTGCGGCCGCATTGGCAATTGTTTCGGAGATTGATTTTCTAAGTTGAGCATTACGTGCAAATCGACTCTTAGTTCGGCGTACTTTCTTTTGACTAGGTTTATTGACTGCCTTTGGTATTGGTCCACCAATTGGTGAAAAATTAAATGGCGACATAACTTTATCACCACCTTCAATACCATCAAATCCAAAAAATTCCTCTCGGGCTTCATTCACAGATATTGCTGGCGCACTACCAAGAGCAGCTTGAAGTTCTCGGATACGGAGTTCACGATTCTCTGGGACAGGATCTTCAAAGGACAGATATAAGTCATCGCCATATCGTGGCACAAGAAATTCATTCAGATAGGAGCAAAGTATTTCCATCTTCGGCTTGATTGTTCGTGCTGCGAATATATAATCAGTCGCTTCAGCATTGGCACGGTTAACATCATCTGTTATTCCGAGAGCTGTGCGAGGTACACGGAAGGCAGCCAAAATTCTATCGCGCATCATAATGGACATATTTGCAAAGTCCATGTCCTTTACTCCCTCTCCTGTAGCTGTATATTTTACACCTACTGGCAGAGCAAGAATTTTGTGTGCATTATCTACGCCCTTGTGAGCGTTTTCAAATGACTTTTTCATGTATTCAAGTTGCTCTGGAGCATATGCTTGCTGAGCCTCAAGGACACCACCGATTCGTGCACCATTCAAAAAGAATCTGCGATTAAATTCCATCGCATAATTATCTGTATCAATCCATTGAGCTGACGCCTGGACTGTACCGATACCTTCGAAAGGATCTGCTGGATCTGAGTATTTCAAATGAATAATCTGATATGGAAAGAAAGGATAATTTTTTGTAGCTGTACGCATTTTATATCCGTCAATTTTGCCTGGGAATGATTCTCGATCTACGATCGGTCTAGTTCGAGATGCATCAAGAAGATAGAGTGCTGTCGGTTTTCCTTTTTCATCATTTACTCCATCCAACAAATCAAGTAGTTCATGTTCATATATTTGTTCTTCAGTTCCGTCACGTTTGATTTTAATTAGCTTGAAATGAAGCATCGAAATTTCTTCAGCAATCGCGCGCATGCACGCATAGACCCATCCAGAGTAAACTTGAAATGCTTTTTCAGGATCTATTCTCTTTGTACTTTTCCAAATTGCAAACGGGTCATTTGATCCTGTTGAAGATACGGAAGGGATTGCTGCCTTTTTTTTGCTAATGTATCCAAACTTCTCGATAAATTTATCCATTTTATTTTTTGAAATTTTTAATTAGTTCTAGAGTATTGATGTTATTCTAGCACGCATTATTTAGTAAACAAGAGGGATATCCACAACCTTTAATAATCACGATTGATTATATCATATTGGAATCGTGTCGAGTCCAGAATTAAAGTCACCTTGACTTCCATCAAGTTTGATTTGTTTTATGCCAGTTTCAATGCGTATTGGTTTGCCCGCTTGAAGGATGATGCGAATCTCTCCGTACCCGATTTTTTGCAATACCGCCTTCAGGCGTTCCCACTCTGGTGATTCTAACCCCCTTATTTCTTTGTATACGTTCGATTGCTGCATATTTTAGTCATTAAGCACAATTACATCTGGTCTATCAAAACCTCCCGACCTGAGGCCCAACACGAGCTTAGTAAATCCGTCCGCAAGATCATCGTTATCCTCAATCATAAACCCCGTTAACTGAGCAATAAGATTTTCGCAACCTTTTCTCGGAAACTTTACTGTCCCATTCTGTATAAAAATTGCAGCCGAGCGAATGTTCGAACGCTTGTCGGTTGTAGTCCTCATTGGAACAGCAACCAAACCGTTGCGTTGAGCTTCCTCAATAGCCGCTCTCTGGTATGCGACATCTTCCATGTAGAATGTCGGGACACCAAATAAAGCTGACATCGAATCGCGGACTTGTTTCATCCTTCCAAGAGTTTCGTGTAATGACAATCTTTCATTGACTGGATTCGGTAAAATGTAAATACACGACATGCCATCAAGTCTAGCAGTATTTCCTTCTACCATAACTTTTTCAGCAAGAACTCCGGGGACTAGTGTCGTAAAGTCAGCCGTTTGCTTTTTTGAAATTGCCAAGTCGTTTCCTACTCCGGCTTTTATAATCGGATTAAGCTCGAGCATCACACGTCCAGTTTTGATATCTCTCTGTACATATCTCTCAGGTATTTCATCGTAATACTGGATCCACTCTTCCTTTACTTCTTGACCATCCGGTGGCACCACCTTCAGACGATATTCACGCATCCATGCGGTGTATCGAACCTTCTGCTTTTGACGGTCAATTGCCGTTTGATCTGGATACTTTGCTTTCCATGTACAACTTTCCCAGTTATCAGTTCCATCCTTGAAAAGGGAATAGTCGCGATGCAAAAATAATGGATCGTTTTTCAATCGCATCATGATTGCATCGGTATGCAGAATGTTTCCATAAACGAGTAGTCGACCTTGGCTTTCTTCGATGGCAGGAATCACTTCGCCACGCATCCACTTTTCGGTTTTATCTCGATATTCTTTTTTGTCAACTTTTTCCATAGTTTCGGGGTCGTCGACCATGACTACGCTCGGGCGGTGTTGGCGATGTTTACGTCCGCGAATTCTCTGTCCACGGGATAGTCCCATAATACGCACTCCACATGATAAGAGCAGGGATGTTTTGGTCCAGTCTTTTTGCTTAGTCAATCCCTTGCTCTGATCTCCGTAATCACGAATGAGTAATTGATTTTCCTCAAATTCTTTTCTGATATCAGATATCAAATCGACCACCTGACTTCGAGTATCTGACACGATAATGATGAATGGATATAAATCTGGTTGCTCGCAGGCGAAAAATATCGATGCCATAATCGAACCGATTGATGTCTTGGCCAGACCGCGGTGTCCCGTGGCAGCAAAAAATTTTATCGTGTGATCCTCGACATGCTGAATCAAATCTGCATGATGTTCAGACGGGGCAAGTGTAATGTAATGCGCAAAATACAACAGCATAAAGCCACTGAATGTTTTACGCATCTCAGCTCTTGCATCAGGATCGTCTAGGAGTTGTTCGATACCTAATTCAAGTATCGTCTGCTCACTAGGAGCTGGCAGGAGGAGCTGGCAATTTATACTTTGTGTTTCGAATGATTCCATAATTTGCAAATGCTCTAAGTATCGGAAGTTTTATTTCATCCGGTAATTTTAATGTGACAGTGTGTTCATGTTGATGCTCGACATCTACGGTTCCAAGTTTTCGTTTAAATACTCCGGCATCCATCTGCGCTTCAAGCAGACGATGTTCTCCTTCGATGATAACCTTTCCTGCTGCCACTTTATCTTTGTCTTCAGTAGTAGGAGAAAGTAGAATACGCCACATCTGCTCTGTTACCAATGTTGTCTTATCCTGAATTTCAGAAAGCCTTCGACCGACATGTTCAAAATCTTGTCGGCGATCACGTTCAGTACGAATCTTGTGTACCAATTTTCCAATATAATCGGGTGCTAATGTGATTGGATTTTTTGGATTCTTTTCCAGCATCTCGCGTATTTCTCTGTGCGACGCACGCGGATTAAAGACGAGTGCTTGTCGCACTTTTTCTTTGTAAAATTGAGTTCTCTCGTCGCTATATGCTGGCATATTTTTATTCTAATGTATGACCTGATCTTTTCAAATGTGCTGAAATTTGTGTTTTCAGTTCATGGCATCTTGAACATCCAGAATTATTTTCTTTTTCTTTAACTTCTTTATCGTCTGAAAAAATTTCAATCCTTTCAGGTAGAGTGAACCCAACATCAAGTAAGAGTGATTCATCCATTTTTGCTAAAAGACTATTATCCCAATCTCCACCATTTTTATTCAATCGGAGATTGAGCTCGCGCTCTTTGTCGATATCAGGAATCGTTATGTAATGCACAGGTACTTCATTCCACCCCAGCTCTTTGGCAACGTGCAAACGAAAATGTCCACCAATAACAATGTTCAAACGTTCTGGTGCGTCGTTTGCAATAATCGGGTCAACAATTCCGAATCGTCCGATGCTTTCCTTGAGCTGTTCGACAGCTTCTTTAGTCCACTTGCGTGGGTTGTAATCCGCAGAACTTAATTCCTCAATTGTTACTTGTATGATTTGCAGTTTTTTGATGGGGACACTCCCCGTAAAAACCTTTTGATAAAT